CCCAGAATAAGGGAAAATATGGAAGAGCAGGATGAGAGTGAATTAGTTGAGGCACAGCAAGTAGAAACGATAATTAGAAGGTTCGACGACCAAGGTCAGATAATAAGTAAGGTGGTCACCGTGACTACTGAATACATGGCCAAGGTTGACATTGAGCACACTGGTTTTTATTTATAGAATTGAGGTATTAACCATGGGGAAGGTGATTGATAAGGCTGCTTATTTTAAGGAGATAGGCTACGAACCGCATGAGGCTCAGTGGGGATTCCATAAGAGCTTAGCAAGATTTAAGATTGCTGTGTGTGGTCGTCGTTTTGGTAAGACGCAAATGACGGCTAAGGATATTGAGCCGCTGCTTTTGATTCCTGGTAAGCGAGTGTGGCTTGTAGGTAGCACTTATGCGCTTGGAGAGAAGGAATTTAGAGTTATTTGGCAAGATATGATGGTCAAGCTGGGGTTTGGTAAAGATAATGAGATACGGAGGAGCTATAACCTTCAGCAAGGTAGTATGTTCATTGAGTTCCCTTGGGACACTAAGATTGAGGTCAAATCGGCTGACCGGAAGGACACATTGGTTGGTGACGGTCTTGACCTCGTCGTCATGTGTGAAGCCTGTAAGCACACCAAAGATACCTGGGAAAGATTTCTGCAACCTGCCTTAAGCGATAAACGCGGAAGCGCTATTTTCACTACTACTCCGCACGGACAAGACTGGGTTTATGAGCTATGGCAGTTAGGTATGAACGAAGAATTCCCGGACTACGAATCTTGGCAGTACCCATCTTGGGAAAACCGGATAATTTACCCAACGGGTGCAGACGACCCAGAGATTATAAGAATGCAAAAGACTATGTCTAACGACTGGTTTTTGCAGGAGATAGGCGCTGACTTCACTAGCTTCAGCGGTAAGATTTATGGCGAGTTTGTGGAAAAGACTCATGTGGTTAAACATGAGTACAGACCAGATTGGCCTAACTACATAGCTTTTGATTTTGGTTTCGTAAACCCGTTGGCAGCTATTGAATTTCAGATTGGCCCACAGGACACCATTCATATATGGCGAGAACACTACATGCCAAATATGACTATGGACGACCACATATTTTTAATGCAACATAGAATTCAGCCTCCTGGATATAAGATTGATTTATGTTTTGGAGATGCCGCAGACCCAGAAGCTGTAGAGAAACTGTCTCGTGAGTTTTGTCCTACCTTAGCCGATCCTGTGAGTAAGGAGAATTGGCGGGAGGGTGTTGAGACAGTTAAACGAAGCTTGAAGATGCGAGAAAATGGAGTTCCAGGTTTAACCGTCGATCCACGCTGTCGAAATACCATTAGAGAATTCAACAACTACAAATCTCAGGACACAGGCAAGGCTGATCGAAACCCTAGAGAAGATGCTAAAAAGAATGACGACCATGCCATGGATGCAATACGATATGGATTAGTACACATTTTCATACTGGGCGCACGCACTAGGCTATCAGATGTCATTGATCCTAATACCTTAAAACCCGGACTTAGTGATAGTGGATACATTAGCGGTAATAGTTTCGTGGAACGATTTCCTAATTTGTCGTCTAGTGGTTTTGTCACATTGGGCGGCCAGCGTTTTTGACCACTATATGTAGTGGTGGATGCTTGACGTGTCGAAAATCTTGAGACAGACTGTTGCCAGCGTATGAGTATTGGTGGTATTGCGCTAATGGGTAATATTGACAGCCATGAAGATGCTGTTGCTCTTTTAGAAGGCCACCAGCAGGCCAAAGAGGCAGAGCTGGCCAGTTTACTGCGCACCCACGATGTAGTCGACGTGCATTATGACCCTGTCGAAGGATCATACGTAATTCTCGCTGATAGAAGCCCTACAGTCTTTGATGCAAGTTCTGGCTTTGCGGAGATGGGTTTTGTTGATCCGAGTCCGTTCACTGCTTGGACGCGTTTGGAAAATGTACCTGAACTTCGGGATAAGCGCGGCCTGCGAACCTTTTATGATATGTCCCGAAACGATGGGGCTGTTCGCGGTGCGCTGCGAATTATTAAAACCCCAATTCAGGGTGGCGAATGGTATATCGAGCCAGCCAGTGAATCCGTTTTAGACCAAAATATCGCGAAATTTGTGGAAAGTTGCCTATTTGACTGGCTCGATACCACATGGCAGCGATTTATTGAAGATTGTTTGCGCAGTATTGACTATGGGTTCTTTGCTTTTGAAAAAGTCTGGGAACCTGATTTTGCGTCAGGCAAAATTAAATTAAAGCGGCTCACACCACTCCACCCACTTGACATTCAAGGGTGGGATTATGCAACTAATGGGGAGATGATCGGTCTTACCATGGAGCCATTAAACGGACAAAGTATATATGACAAAATTGAAATACCATATTCTAAAGTGCTAATGATAGTTTTCGAAATGGAGGGTGGAGACCTTAGAGGTACTTCCATTTTGCGTTCAGCTTTCAAGCATTGGTATTTCAAGGACGTTCTTTACAAAATCGATGCCATTCAGAAAGAACGTCATGGCATTGGTGTTCCGGTTATTAAGTTACCTGTTGGCTTCACGCCACAGGACAAGATTATTGCCGAGGAATTAGGCCGTAACCTTAGAGCCAATGAGCGGGCCTATATTACCTGCCCTAATAACTGGGAGATTTTCTTCGCCAAGCTCGAAGGTCAGCCGGTAGACCCAATTCCTTCCATTGAACATCACGATAAGAAGATTTATGAAGCTATCCTGGCTGCATTCATGGGCACTGCCCTGGTCAGCAAAGAAAGCATGGACACCTTCTATAAGTCCACTAGGTACGTTGCTGAAGGTGTTATCGCGGCCACTATTAATAAGTGGCTAATCAAAGATTTAGTGGATATCAACTTCCTGCGCAAAAGCGGATATCCCAAGTTACGGGTACGCCGTATGGGTGAATGGGAAGACACTAGAACCATGACCTTTGCATTGCGGAACTTGGTTGGTGCCAAGTTGATTACTCCCGATGAAGGCATTGAAGATTTGCTACGAGAGCAAATGAGTCTGCCTAAGTTGGATAAGGCAACTGCACGTGATATTAGCCAAAAGGGAGGTGGCCTTACCGCACCAGGAGAAAACGTGAATGCACCAAAGGTGGGATTGCCACAGCAAGGTGGGTCTCCTCCGATTGGTCCACCACAAGCTAACTCGGGTACTGACCGACGTGGTTCTTCTACTCCATAAATTGTGAGGTGGGGATATGCCTACAAATGGACAAAAAGCTGCTACTATGCGTGCAGCTAAGAAGACAAGTCGTAAAAGTACGGTTGACGAAACTGTAAATTACACTGAGCTGGCCGAGTCGAAGAAAGGGATGGGTTTCGATAAGGCAGCTAAGTCGGTAGCAGCTAAGCAGGGCATTCCTGCTGAACGTGCACGTGCGGTCATAGCAGCTGGTCGAGCCAAGGCTTCTAAAAAAGCGGTGGCGGCGAATCCTAATTTAAAAAAGGTGCCTACTAAGGGATCGCATAAGACTAAAGGTGGGACTTATAAGTGAGTGTATGGAGTCCATCTGGCTCAGGCGAAGTCCATGTGGATTCCGTCATTGGGAATATGAGTGTAGGGTGGCCAAATGACATGCCTTACGAAGTGAGAATGGCCAATGGACGGCATTGCGTTTACAAAATAGGAACCAACAAAAGTTTTGGGTGTCATGATACGCACGGTGAAGCATTACAGCAAATGGCGGCACTGTATGCGAGCGAGAAGGGTGGACGCATGAGTGATACTGCTAGCTTTATAGTAAACATGGACTCTATTTCTCTTAGTGAAGAGAATAAATCCTGGGTCCATGCCCTTCCATTCGGCAAGTACAAGCACCCGGTCTATGGGGAGATGGATTTCTCTAACGACCGAGTTCAACGATTGGCCACGAGTGTTAAGACCAAAGCGCGTGGAATCGAGCCAAGCATTAATTATAACCACGCTGGTGGTGAAGAAGCTGCTGGTTGGATTAAAGATGCTGAAGTTAGAACTGATGGCTTGTGGGTATTTGTCGATTGGATTAAAGATGCTGCCGACAAGATTCGAGAAAAGAAGTTCCGTTACTTCTCTTCCGAATTTGGCGATTATGAAGATACTAATGGGGTTAAGCAACCAGATGTCGTTTTTGGTGGCGCCTTAACTAATCGTCCGTTCATGAAGAACTTGGTTCCGATTAATCTTTCGGAATCTGTAATCGATAATGCCTTTGACTTGGTATCTGCAATCACTGGCAAGACTATCGAAAGATCTACAGCAAGTGGAGGAAAGGAATACGGTATGAAGCCTGAAGAGCTTCAAACGATTATCGAAGGAGTGACAGCCAAGCTTAGCGAAACGTTTAAGCCAACTGCAACTCCACCTGCTCAGCCAGTGACCCAAATTGCCAAGCTCGAAGAGATTTCTGCACTCAAGGAGCTTGCTGACAGCAACCCAATGGTTAAGACTCTTCTTAGCCAGTTCGAATCTCAAGCACAAATTATGGTGGAGCAATCCAAGAACCTTCGTGAAACTCAGGTTGAGGCTAAGCTTGCTGAGTTTGACAACTCTACGCTTGTTCTTACTCCAGCGGCTAAAGAACTCACTCGCGAAATTTTATTCGGACTTCCGAATGAACTATCTGAGAAGTTCTGGGCTCTGATGGACATGGTTCGTACTTCTCAGTCGTTCCTTGTTGAACTGGGAGAGCGTTCTGGTGCTGCGGTTCGTCGTGGATATCAGATGGTGGATAAGAACGCCACGCAGATGTTCACTGAGCGTCTGAACAACCTTATGGTTTCGGAAAAGCTCAGTTACATTGATGCGGCTCAGAAGATTGCGGCTGAAGATCCGGAACTCTGGAACCGTTATCGTGCAGGCGAAGGTGCTCAAGCTGTTGGCACGGGCCGGTAAGGGGATATAGCAAATGGCTAATTTTGTTCTTGATGTCGGCAAGCAGGTTGATGGAACCAACCCTGTTGTAGCTTACCGTTGCGTTGCCATCGGTACTGACAATAACCACGTGGCCTTGGCTCCCACTGCGGGTGGGTTTGTTCTAGGTGTGGTTATGGAAAACATGGACGCTTCTAAGGTCCAAAAGGGTGGAGTAGTTGACGTTCGTGTGCTTGGTATTGCACAAATTGCACTTGGTACGGGTGGTGCTTCGCCAGGTAACAGATTGCAGGCTGCGACTGACGGAAAAGTTATTGTTTCCGCAACAGCTACATCTGCTCAGGTTGGTATTGCGCTTCAAACGGGATCAGCTGGAACTATCATTGATGTTCTGCTGACTCCGGGCGTGAAGATCGGCGCATAGGACTAGAAAGGAATATATTAAATGCCTGTTTACAATCCAAGTGGATCGGGCGAAGTCCATGTCGATCAGGTACTAACCCAGATTAGCATTGGATGGCCACAAGAAGGTCTGGTTGGGGAAGAACTCTTTCCTGCCGTAACTGTTCGTAAGCAATCAGATAAGTATTACATCTTTGGTCGTGAAGGCTGGCTTCCTGAGGATGATGTGCGTGCGCCAGGTACTGTTGCGCGTGAAATCACAGGTGCTAACGTTTCCACAGACACATACTTTGCCAAGGAACACGCCCTTCAGGTTGCGGTTACTGACGAAGAGCGTGCCAACGCAGATAATCCACTTTCTCCAGACCGTGATGGTACTGAGATTGTTACCTCAAAGATTATGCTTGGTCGTGAAAGAGCCATTCAAGTTCTAGCCACGACTACGACTAACTACGCTTCGGGTAACACCACCACGCTTTCTGGTACGGCACAATGGCAGGACTACGTAAACTCCGATCCAATTGGAGATATGCGTACTGCTAAGCGTGCTATTCATAAAAAGATTTTCTTGGAGCCCAACACGTTGGTTGCTCCTTATGAAGTTATGTCTGTGCTGGAAGACCACCCAGACTTCCTGGAGCGCATCAAGTATTCTGAGCGGGCTATTTTCTCGCCTGAACTTCTTTCTGCAATCCTTGGTTTGGGTAAGGTTATTGTTCCAGGTGCTGGTTATAACTCGGCTCCATTGGGTCAGACGGAAACTCTGGCTTACCTGTGGTCTAACGATGCTGTTCTGGCTTACGTTCCTCAGCGTCCTGGCATGAAGATTCCTGCCTACGGATATGAGTTCGTGCTTAATGGTCAAAGCGTGGATCGTTGGAGAGAAAACCAGCGTAAGTCTGACGTTATTCGCTGTTCTCGTTCGTATGACCACAAGATGACTGCCGTGGATGCTTCCGGCAAGCAAATTGCTGGTTACCTGATTAAGAATGCGGTGAACATCTAGTGAGTAAAGTTATTGTTGCAATTACTGATATCAAACACAATGACATTAAAATTAAGGCCGGAGATCCTATTCCAGTCGATCAGTTCGACAAAGATACTTTGCTCAAACTCTATGAGATTGGGTCAATTGATAAGGTCGAGCGAGACGACGAAGTTGAAAAGCCAGGTCTGACTAAGGAAGATCTTAAGGATGCTGGCACCAAAGTAGCTCCTCCTAAGGTTGAAGAACCTCCAAAGGTTGTTGAACCAGACCCTGGTACACCAAAGGTTGTTGAAGAAACTTCAGTAGCGGCTACAGATCCATCTAAACCAGCTGCCAAGTCCACTAGTGGTGGCACTAAGTAGGTAAGTTATGGCAAGAGTTACAGTGGCTGAAGTTCAAGGGTGGCTCGATGGTGCCAAAATCACTATCACCACCCTTGACACTGAACTCATTGCAAATTTAGAGACAGAAACACTTTCCAGACTGGCATCCGTATATGATGTTTCAGGTTGGACCGATGACACTAACACACCAAAATTAATTAGAACGATTATTTCTAAGTACTACTCATCTTGGTTAATAGACAGATTCTACAGTGAAAATCAAGATGGCGGTAGCGATTACGCAAAGAGACTTTGTGATAATGCCGATATGGTAATGACTGGCATTATTGAAGGTCAGATAACCGTTACTGATGGTTCTGGTGATCCAATACCGCCTGATACCTCAAGATCCGCTACTTTTTACCCCACAGATGCGAGTTCAGCACAGTTACCAACCTTCGATGATCCTTCATTAGGGGGTCCGTACTTTAGTTTGGGTAGGACATTCTAATGCCTATTTTTGGACCTGTACGTTCTACTATACCGAACTTTCCTATACAAGTCGATCTACGCGATTTTAGAATGAATGCTGATCTAATAAAAGTATCTACATTTCGTATGGCTAGACAACTTGGAGATATGACAGTACCACTAAAGGAAGCCGCCCTTATTGCTAGCAGATCTATGTCAACTAGCATTGATGTGGGTGGAAGACCACCTTGGCCTTTTCTTACGGTGGAAACCATAGTTCGGAAGAGTTATGAGGCTCCAGAGTATATAACCAAACCACTACTCAGAAGTGGCTACTTGTACGACACATTGTACGCAGGTAAATACTGGCGCATTTCTAGAGATAAAGCGGATATGGAACCGTTAGATACAGTAGTTCCGTACGCTAAGTTTCATCAAAAAGGTACGCGTAATATGCCTGCACGACCGTTCGCGGTTTTGCAGCAAAGAGATATAGAAATGATTGTAGTGTCTTTTGATTCTTGGATTAATAGAATTACTAGTGCACGTGACTTCTGGCCATATAATCATCGGGAACTATAATGGCTCATACTGACAGAACTACAGTTGTAGCAATATACATTAGAGATTTACTTAGAACTAACGCTGTAGCACTTGGACTAGACGCGACCAAGATAATCTACGGAGAGCAGGTTCAAATTCCTGGCGGCATATCCGTAATCATAGATTCCGGTACAAAGAACAGAACATTAGAAGGAAGTTCTGCAATTCAAGTAAGCCCAGGTGTGTTCTCTGGAGGACGTACTAGAAATAGAATGGCTGTAACTATAACAATATACAACAGCACAATGGGTAGCGAAGAGGACCAAAGACTTGCAGTTGATCAAAAGGCGGAAGAAATAGAGAATTTCTTACATCAAGATACCTCCTTGAACAATAATATCATGCACGGTTTTGTGGAAACCTGGAATCCTGGAATAAGTTTTAAGAG